TGTTCGTCCTGCCATTTTTCGGAAATGGTGTTGCCGTCGAGAGTGCCCCAGTTGGGGATGTCGCAGGCCTTGGCGACAGTTTCAGAATCGATCATGAATCCCGAGCGCTGCATCTGGATGATGAGGAGCTTGCGGGCAGTCTGGACGACGCCGTGGAGTTCGCCGGGAGCGATAGTCGCGTGGATGGCGGAGCAGAAGTTCTGCGTCCGTTCCATGCGGGAGAAGGCGGATTTCTCCTCCCTGTTGGTTTCGTGCGGAAGGTGGGAGGGGACGAGCTTGGCGGGGTCGAGATCGAAGACTTCGCGGGAAACGCCGTCAGGGCCGACATACTGCATCACGCGGCCGGTGGTGTAGTACTGGAGGACCAGAGAGAGGCACATCGTCATCAGGTCTTCCATCGGCGGATTGCAGGAGGAGGAGATGTCCTTGACGATCGGGCCCGCTTCCTCCATGGCCTTGAGGAGTGCGTCGTCAGCGCCAGCAGCCTTGGCGCGGGCGAGATTGTCCATGGCGTTGTTGCCGAGGAGATAGTCTTCATGGTCTTCGAGAGTCTTGGTCCAGCCGAATGCCCATTCGGGGATCGACATCAGCTCTTCAGGGAGGGCGGTGCGGATGACCTTATCATCGACTGCTCCATCGACGCCCAGCCGTCCGCGCTCCTCGTAGGGATCGAACTGCTCCATGGTCTTGCGATTGAGGCCGCCGTTCTTGTCGTAGATAAAGGCGGGGTCGAATCGCTGGGCGGCAGTCTGGTCGAGGCCGCGCATGAATTTCTGGCGTGTTTCCATCAGGGAGGCGATGTCTTCGAAGAGGGAGTATCCGGGTTCCCATGGCCACTCGTCGGCGGATAGCCGGACTATGGGGTGCATTCCGTGCCAGTCGAAGGCGGGGCCGTCGTAGATCGGTTCCGACATTCCGGTCTGGGAGATGAAGAGGCGGAGGTTGGGGTAGAGGTAGCAGTCTTCTTCTTGGGCCTTGCGGGTTTCGCGAACCTGCTTGCCGGTATCGAAGGAGGTGGTCCAGAGGCCGGTGGGGATCATCTGGCCGACAAAGGGGACGACGTAGGACCATGGCGCACCGGGATCGCCCATGGGACGAGGCTTGCCGGATTCGTTGACGGAGAGATCGCGGACAGTGGTGTAGCGGAACTCCATCATCTGTTCGGTCCAGTTGCCGCCCATGGCCTGCCCGGTGGCTGTACGCATGTCGTTGCGGAAGCGTTCGGCGAGAGCGATGCGGTCTTTGGAGACGTTGCCGGAATAGCGGCGGCGGGCGATGGGCTTGAGGCGGGACTGGAATTTCGGGAACTTGGCGTGCCCTTCGTAAACCGGCATGAAGACGATTCTCGTCCACGCATACGCGCCTTGGACGTCGTTGTCGTCGGGGAGCTGGAAGGGGAGGCAGTCCTGAGAGGAGAAGATGTCGAAATCGATGCGGCGGGCGCTGCGGGAGGAAAGACGGACGTTGCGGTAGACGGGGGAGATGTAGGAGTATCCGCCGACCGCCATCCACTGGACTGAACGTTTGAAGGCGGAGGGAAATTTGGACTCGAAATAGACTGCCTTCCAGATCTTGTTGAGCATGGTGAGGAAGGGTTGGTAGGAGGGATTTTCGGAGGAGTAGGCGTCGATGGTGCGGATATCGGAGATGTTGGCGATAACTTCGCGGAGAGCGCGTTTTTCTCTGGGAATTTTCAGATTCGAGCGCTGCTGCTGCGGGGAGTCGGCGGAACGGCCAGAGATCATCGAGATCCCTTTGGGGAGATCGCGGCTGGAGGTGAGGGAGGAGTTATATTGCTCGCCGACTGAAACGACGTTCTGAATCCAGTCCTGACGGGCGGACTTGTTGTCAGGTTCGTTGGGGGGCGGCTGCCAGTTCCAGTTGCCGTCATTCACTCCGCGACGAGATATCATCGAACTCCCTCTATCAGCGCGTTGGCCGGGTTGATCTCATCATCAGCGAGACCACGGCGCTTCTGTGTCATTGCTTTAATCGTCCCTGATTCATACTTCTCAATGTTGAGTGATGCTCTTGATAAGTCTGGCTCATCGGCGAGCAGTCTGTAAAGAGCATTGTCTTTAGCGTCGAGATTGCGGATAGTCATGCGCGTCGCGTATTCGTCGGCAGCGGAGATGCAGCCCTTGGCAAGACGGAGTTCGCAGTTGGCTCGCAGCCGGTCGCGATGCTGTTTGTAGCGGATGTGCTCTTCGACTTTCAGGGAGCGGAATTTCTCGAACTCCTGTTTCGCGAGACGGCGGGACATGGATTCGGTTTCGGCGACCGTGGCGCAGGCAACGCGCTCCCAGCCTCGGAAGGGTTGAAGTTTCGTGTCCGGGGCGAGCATGATCTGGCCGGTGTGGCGCTCGACCCAGAATACGGTTTGTTCCTTTTCCGAAATCAATCCTTTAGCGCTCTGCATATAGCTCCATGAATTGGTTTGCGTCGAAATTCTCAACGGTGGCAATGGGGCAATGGGAAGTGTTCAGAATCCACTCTTCGCCGGAGCGGGCAGTGTTGGCGCGTATGTGCTCGCGCTCCATGAGAGTGTCGAGATCGTGCTGGATGAAATAGCCAATGGCGGCGGAAAAGATACGGTCATCGTGCTTGCCGCGAGCGTGATCGGAGCGGGTCTTGCCGCTTTCGGTGATGCGCTGCTCATGTCCTTCCAGTTCCTCCATCAGCCATTTCGAGTTTACTTTGTACCAACCGTTGTCGATGGCGAATTTGAACGCGTTCAGGAGCATCGGGCGGGACCATTCGTTGGTGAACCATCCCTCGCGGGGATTGACGGATGGGCGTTCGCGGAGAGTCTTTTTGTCGTACATGCGGAACTTGTGCCAGTTGCGGAAGCCGTGGAGCTTGAGAGCGTGGTAGCAGGAGTCGCCGTACTTGCGCTTCTGCTCGATGGCCATCTTGATGGTGGAGCCTTCTTCGTAGAACTGGCCGTAGTAGGCGGCGATGCAGGCGACGAAGGCGAACACCTCCACGTTGTCGATGTCGTCGGAAGCGAACTCGGCGACTTGGATGTCGGGGAAGCCTTTCATGCCGATTTCGCTCACCTCGATCACCGTGCGGTCGCCGCCGACGCCGGTTCCGGGGTCGATTGCGATTGAGTAGTGGCGGCCCTTCTTCGGACGGCGGTAGACGATGAGTTTTTTGTGCGGGTCGAATTTGAGGTGTTCGATGTCGCCCAGAAGGGGCATCAGCATCCATTCGATCTCGATGCCGGAGTTGGGGATGGTCCAGTTGACGGCGATGCGCGAAGCGGCCATATCGACTTCTGAAGGCGGGGGATCGTGCTTCTCGTGAATGCCTCCGCCGAGAATGCCGAAGAGTTCGACTTCACGCTCGCGGGTGGTCTGGATTTCAGCGATGGTTTCGCGGGAGTAGACCGAATCGTGCTCGCCGATCAGGGCTTCGATGTCGTCGCAGGGCATCTGACGGAGCCATGACTTGTCGGTGCGCCGGGATTTCGCGTCCTCGAACTTGAACTGCCAGTACCATGCCTGTTCATCGGGAAGGTGCCAGTTTTTACCGAGAATGCGGGAGAGGATTTCGGTTGACTTCACATATAACTCGCACTTGTCGATCATCGACTGGACTTCGCGGGTCTGGCCGCGCTTCCATCCGGCGGGGAAGGGGAATTTCTTGATCCAGTTGGTGGTCGGGTAGAGTTCGGGGGTCATGAACCATGGCAGGAAGAGAGGAAGGAGTTCGGCCCTTCCCTGCCAGTATTTCTCTTTGTTGGCCCGCCATTGCTCTGCCCACCAACCGGTGTTGCCGTTGCCGGTTGACTCGAACACCATCAGCGTTTCCGGGGTGATCGGGACGGCCTTGAGGAGGCCTTCCTCTATCTGGGCGATGGGGTCGGTATAGTCGCAGCATTCGGAGAGATGGACCTTGTTGGGCGTCGTCCCCTGCCCGATGCCGCCTCTCATCGCGCCGTGCTGGACGACGATCATCGTGCCGATGTGCTGGAATTCGAGCATGGCTCGGCCAGTGCGCTTGTCGCGGGTCTGGATCGGGGAGAGCCACCACGGGATGTGCTGGAGCGCTCCGTACATCATCCCCATCATGACTTGGGTTTTCTGGTCATCGGCTGATCCGACTGAGCATCTGGTGCCGGGAACCATCAGGGCGGCGTGCGTCATCATGCCTTCGACGAGGGTGGAGATGCCCTGTTTGCGGGCTTTCAGGCACTGGATGTTCTGGGCGACGCCCATGTCTTCAAGCTCTTGGACGACGGAGAAGAAGGCACGCTGGCCGGAGCGGAAGGCGAAGTGCTGGATGTCGGTTTCCGTCAGCCAGAAGTAGCGGGTGAGGAAGTATTCGGCGGAAAAGGCGCAGAGAGCGCGTTCGTTCTGGATGAAGCGGTGCATGGAGGGAGTGAGATCGGAGTCGTCGAAGTAGCTGCCGATTTTAGCGTCGCGCCTTTCCATCTGCTTGAGTCGGCGGTTGAATTCATCGACTTCCTCGACGGAATGGGGGATGAGACGCCATTTGTACTTCTGGTAGAAGCGCTCGCACTTTTCGCCGACTTTGTCGATGCTGTACATCTACTCTTCGTCTCTCCACATCTTTATAGTGTCATTCTCGATGCTTAGAGCTGCGAATCGCATCATCCCCAAGCTATCCATGACCTCTTGATTGAAAGTTCTATAGCCGAACGTACCATCAGCACGGCGCATAATAAGCATGGCCTGCTGCACGTCTTCTTGATTCTCCATGCACCGGATCATAAAGTCGGTAAATGTAGCGTCTACCATATTCAATCCTCGATCTGGAGGTATTCGATCTCAGGCGCTCCCTGAGGGAGTTCGGTTGGGATCTCGACCGGTTTGGGCGCGGAGAGCTGGCGATTCTTCGCGATAGCTTGGATGTCGAGCAGGAAAGCGTCCATGGATTGCAGGGGGGTGCGTTCGACAGGGGCAGGTTCAGCGGGGGCGGGAGGATTGGCGACTTGGTTGAGATTGTTGATCGTGGTTCCTTTGGGCGTAGGGAGTGCCCCGGTAATGGTGTGGAAAATGCGCTGCGCGTTGATATCTCCCTTGGTGTAGCCGATGATCTCGCGCTCGCCGTCTTCGTTGTTGCCGTAGATGGGGATGGCTTGGGTGGCGGCATCGACGGTCGCGCGCATGACGGCGGGCTGGGAGTCGATGATGATTAGTTTGGTGGTCTGGGTACTGTAGTCGAGCAGAGCGCCGTTGAGAACTTCCCAGAAGCGCCGGATGGAGAGTCCGGCAGCGATGATGACGTCTTCAATCCGCACGCAGCGCTGATCGCGGGGGCTGAGGGTGCGCCATTTCGCCATGAACTCGATAGACTCGGGCGCGTCGTCGCCTTCCAGCACCTCGAACACGCGGCGGGCCGAACCGAGAGCGGTTTTGAGGCGGGGAGTGATCGAGGGAACTCCCGCCATCATCTCCTCAGTCAGCCCGAGGCGCTTTCTGGCCTCGTCTGCCGCTGTTTCGTAGTGGTAGTCCACCTGCGGGAGTGAGTCCAGCAAGCGCTTCCGAGGTGTCCCTTTCTTCTCTTTCCTCAGCGGAGTAGTTGGCGCGGTAGAGTTCGGGATCGCTTCGTTGGCGAGTCGGTGGGATGGAGTGCGCGTCATTAAACCTCTTCAGCTCGGACGTTAAGGAGAGGATAGCATCGACCAAAGTGGAGAGGGTGCTATTTTCTTTGCGT